CATTCCCCCCTGAAACGCCTCGTTGCCTCGCGAGCGTGACCACCCCAAACTCAGCGTTCTCGCCCCTGTCCCGGCGTCTCTGTTCCCGGTTTTCTCTGGTGGTCTCGAGAGCGTTCTCGAGGCGACTTCCATATCTGTCAATGGGTTAGACGCGTTGAGTTGTGGTTGGCAACCCCTGTAGAGACGGCGACCGAGCACCGACAAAGCACAAAAAAAAACCGCCCGAGGGCGGCGCTCGCAGTGGGCTCACCGCGGTCAGGCAGGCGGACCCAGGACCCGCATCTGGTCGGTCCAACTGTTCGGCCACGGCCGCCGCATTACGTGCTCCAGCACCGCCGCCGGCGACTCGGTCAACCGTTCCAGCACCTCCGGTGCCAGCAGGGTCAGGCGCAGCAACCGACGCACCTGCGTCAAGTCCATCCCTTCGGCCTTCGCGATCTCGGCCACCGACGTGGCTCGCTGCTCGTCCAGCAGGCGTTGCCAGTGGTGCGCTAACCCAAGCGCCCGCATCAGCGAAGTGTCCTGCGCTCCGGCCCGTGCTTCGCGCTCCCTCGTTGCATCCGATAGGAATTGCTGCGGGGCATCAATCGGCGTGATGACCTGCTTCTTGATCCCCCGCTTCACCAGCGTCCAGGGCACGAAGGTTTCCAGTCGCACGCCGCCAGCCGGATTCGGAAGCTGGTAGGTGACCGGGTCGCCCTTGAATCGCCCCCAGTGCTTCTTGCTCATGTCGCCTCCTCGAATCGCTGCACGATCTGCCGCTGCGCCTCCCAGTCCACGGGCAGGGGGTTGCGCTGGAACCAGATCAGGTTCATCCGACGCGGTTGCCGTCCGGACATCAGCATGTCCAGGATGTCTGGCGCGAGCAGGGTCAGACGCATTAGCTCGTTGGGGACCGAGGGATGAAGCCCTTCTGCCCGAGCGATGTCCGAGCCGCTCTTCATGGCGCCGGTGTCGACAAGGTGCTGCCAGTAGAAGCCGCGCGCGATTCCTTCCAGTAAGGTGACGTCGTGAACGTCCCGATCGTCCGAGGCCACCCGACGCGAACCCCGTCGACGAAAGGTAAGCGGCACAAAGGTTTCCAGGGCGTCGTCCATCAGGCATCCATCTCCACGAGTTCAGCGCCGATCTCCCTCGGGGCGAATTCACCGATCAGGGCGTCCCATCCCAATTCCCGCCACTTCACTTTGATGCCCTGCACCTCGCCGACATGGACGAGGTCGATGCGCTCGATCATGAGGTTGGCGATCCGGTGGCGCTCGACCGGAAACAATTGGTCCCACACATCGTTGAGTCGACCCATCGCCATCACCGTGCTGGCTTCGTCGATCTGCGCACCTGTGCGCTGGATGTGGCGTACCACCGATGCAATGGATTCCGGGCTGGTGAGGACCGTCCGGATCTGAGCCACCACCGCCGCCTCGATCTCCGGCGCTGGCAAGCGCTCGTAGCCCTTGCCCGGAGCGCCGAACCGGCTCTCGGACTTGGATACGTAGTAGAAGTACTTGCGCCCGTTCTTGCGCGAGTAGGTCGGATACATGCGCTCGCCCGACGGGGCATAGAGCAGGCCGCGCAGCAACGCATCGGTACGGGACCGAATTTTGGTTTCCACCGAACGCGCATGTCCATCGCGAGACAAGACGCTGTGAACCTTCTCCCACAGGGTCGAATCGATGATCGGCGGATGAGCGCCCGGATACCAGCTTCCCTTGTGCGACAACTCGCCAAGGTAGATGCGGTTGCGCAGCAGCTTGTGCAGGTACTTCTTGTCGATGCGTGCGCCACTGCGAGTCTGTCCCTCCTGGGTCGTCCACGCCTTCGTCGTGATTCTCTCGGCGGTCAGGTTGGCGGCGATCTGCGTCGGCGAGCCGATGGTCAACATCTCCTCGAAGATGCGGCGCACGACCGCTGCCTCGCTTTCGTTGATGACCAGAAGCCGGTTGTCCACGTCGTAGCCCAGGGGCGGGACGCCGCCCATCCACATCCCCTTGCGCTTGGCAGCTGCGATCTTGTCGCGGATGCGCTCGCCGGTGACCTCGCGCTCGAACTGCGCGAAGGACAGCAGCACGTTCAACATCAGCCGGCCCATGGAGTTCGTTGTGTTGAACTGCTGGGTGACCGATACGAATGAGACCTTCTGGCGCTCGAACACCTCGACCATCTTGGAAAAATCCGAAAGGCTGCGTGTCAGACGGTCAATTTTGTAAACGACAACGATGTCGATCAAGCCCTTACTGATGTCTGCCATCAGGCGCATGAGCGCCGGGCGTTCCATGTTGCCACCGGAGAAGCCGCCATCGTCATAGTCATCGGCCACTGGAATCCATCCTTCGGCACGTTGACTCGCGATGTAGGCTTGGCCAGCCTCCTTCTGGGCGTCGATGGAGTTGAACTCTTGGTTGAGGCGTTCGTCCGTGGACACTCGGCAGTAGACCGCGCAGCGCTTGCGTGTTCGGGTTTCGGCAAGCTCTTTCATTGCGGCCCCCCTTTGTCCAGGCCGAAGAACAAGGGGCCTGACCAATGTGAGCCAGTGATGTGGCGGGCGACGGCAGTCAAGCTTGAAAAATGGCGGCCTTCATACTCAAAATGCCCTTCGGCTGTGACTGTCACCTGATGCTCGCGCTCGCCCCATTCGCGCACCAACATGGTCCCCGGTGCGAAATGAAACTCTCGCGGCCTTGAACGCAACTTGATCTTTGAGTGATTCGCGCCGATGGCCTCCAGGCGTTGCTTGATCGCTGGCGAGAGACCACCGAAGGCTTCTTCCTGCAGCTTGTAAGCGATGCGTGATTCCACGTGCGTGCGGTTCGGATAATCCGGCCTGCGGGGGAAGTACCGATCCCACACGGTCCAGAGTTCCGCCATTGGCAGGCAGGACAGTTCGGCGATCCGTGCGGCCACGGATGCTTGCTTCTCGTTCATCACAACTTCTCCTGTTGATAGGGGGTTGTATGAACGCTCTGGTTGGGCAAGAAGCCAAGCCGAACTTCGCTCTGGCGTGGCTCGTGGGTGACTAGGGCGCGGACGATGGCCGCCGCAAGGATGGTGGTGATTTCGCCTGCACGGGCGCTGGGGGCCATCTCCGATGGAGAGGCGAGTTTGAGGTTCTTCATGACGGCTCCGGGGAATTGCAACCGTCATGGATGGTGAGCCTGATCCTCCGAAGAGGATGGCAACGCAGGGCAATCAACGATCTTGCGAATGAGTCAAGGCAAGCATGTCTTGCTTTTTTTGTTTCGCAAGATTAGAATGCTGGTTTAGGAGGTGACTGCCATGCTCGAAAAAATCTCGCACAAGCTGATCGGCTACCGCGTCAAAGCGGCGCGCGAGGCCAAGGGCTGGACGCAGGATCAGCTTACCCAGGGCCTCGGCCTCAATGACCGTCAATCGGTGTCCGACATCGAGAACGGCAAGCGCGCGCTCAAGCCCGACGAGATGTTGATGCTGTCCGACCTGCTTGACCGTGACATCGAGTTTTTCATCGACCCGTTCGCCGTTGCTGGCGAGGCGCAGTTTTCCTGGCGTGCCGCGCCGGAGGTGCCCGAGGACAGTCTGGACGGGTTCGAGCTCAAGGCCGGTCAGTGGATCGGCCTGCTTCGCTGGTTGCGCGAGCAACAGGACAGCCGGTCGAGTGTGCTCAAGCGAGCCCTACGGCTGTCATCGCAGTCCTCTTTCGAGGACGCGCAGGAGCGTGCGGAAAGCCTGGTTGCCGAGCTGAATCTCGGCGTCATTCCAGCCGAAGGCTTGATCGACAAGATCGAGCGGGAGCTGGACATTCCGGTGCTGTTCGTCGATACGGTCGACACGGCCGAAGGTCAGTCCATCTCGGGTGCCACCTGTCATCTTGAAGAGATGGGTGTCATCCTGATCAACCGCAACGAGAACGAAGCCCGACGTTTTTTCGATCTGGCGCACGAGCTCTTTCATGTCCTGACCTGGGATGCGATGAAGCCGGACCACCGGGAATCGAACTCCATCGAGGAACGCAACAAGGTCAAGCGAATTGAGCAGTTGGCGAACAGTTTCGCTGCAGCGCTGCTGATGCCGAGCGCATCCCTCGACAAATTGATCGAGCGTGAGCATCGGGGCAGCATTGCGCACCTTTGCGAAGTCGCTGCCCTGCTGCGGGTTGCTCCCGTCTCGTTAGCATGGCGATTGTTCAACCTCAAGCTCATCGATGACGACACCCGGCGCGACCTTTCGCAAGAGAAGCAGCGACCATCAGTGTCAGGCCCACCGAAGCGTTTTTCCCCCGCCTTTGTGAAGATGCTTCACGAGGCCCTGGAGAACGGAAGGCTGTCGGCTCGTAAAGCAGCCAAGGCCATGGGGTTTGGACTGGGCGGATTGACCGAGCTGTTTGCTCAGTACGACCTCACCGCACCGTTCGAGCTGTGAGGTGAGCGCCGTATGCCGAAAATCCGAGTTTTTGCGGACACCAATGTCATCCTCGAGTCGTTCCGAACGGGCTGCTGGACAGCCATCAGCAACCACTTCGCCATAGAGACCGTCGAGAAGTGCGTTGAGGAAACGCTGACCGGCAATCCCGGTGATCCCCGCCACGTCGCCGTCCCGCCCGCCGACCTGATGGCTGGCCTTGCCGGGCAGTATCCGGTCACCCGCAAGGAGCTCGCCACCCTGGTGTTGGGGCACCCGCCGAGCGGCACCCTCGACGACGGCGAAAAGCATCTCTTCGCATGGCTTTTCGCCAACAAGCTATTGCCCTCGCATGTGATCGTGGTCACGACGGCAGACAAGGCCGCTCTGGTCGCATCGCACGGATTAGGCTGGCTCGACTGCATGACCTCGTTGGAAGATCTGGCCCGCAAGGCGGGCGTCGGCCGCGTCAATCTTGATGTGCTTGCCCTGCAATACCGTGAAGATTGGTTGTCCAGCATCAAGATCAAGATTAGGTTGGGAATCATCCCGTGAACGTCGCCGCGCTGACGACGCCGACATAAGCGTGGCCACTCAGCACTACCCTCAAGGAGCATTGAGTGGCCAAGAAGTCTCATAAGAACAGCAAGCATCTTGCCGACCTAATCGATTCGGCAACCGTCGCCGCCATCCGACTGCTGGCGCAGGTGGACAAATTCGCCATGCTCGGTGGTACCGACACGTCCCTGCCCGAAGATCAGGCGCGCGCGGCGCTGCGCGCACACATCCTCACGGTCAAGCGCGAGGACGTCACCATTGCCGACCAGGAGGCCGTGCGACTACTCCAGCTCGTTCGATTTCGCACTGAGGAGATGCTGGAGCACGCCTACCAGGAACTGGAGTTTGAGCAGCATGTGGAAATTGCCACCTACGAGAGGTCGGCGGATGCAATGACCCGCCTAATCTGGCTACACGTGAAAGCATCGCATGTGTTCGACCAGATTGAGACCATCTACCTGACCCACCATTTCCACGGTCATAAGAAATTCCTGGGCTTCACCGTGCGCGATGGTGACGGGTGCGACTTCCAGTGGACACCCGAAGTCGAGAAGAGGCTGCACGAAGGCGTGGGTGAAATCCTCGAACTGGACGACGAGGCCAGGCAGAACTGCGAGCTGATCCACTTCGAGATGGACGAAGGCGATGCGGATGCCCAGCGACGGATGCACTATCTGGTCGTCTACCACCCGGGAAAGATGAAGCTGTTGCGGCAGATGAAGGATCGTCGCCGCGATCTTCTGGTCTTTACGCCTGCACTAGAAGCGACGCTGGTATACGACCCCTCAGCGAATAAGGTGCATGTGCTCTCGGACAAGCGCGGCACCGCGCAACGCCTCGCGGATCGCTTCGTCGCAGTCGGCTTCGACAAACCGCTCTCCAAGCAGCCGGTAGGTGCGATCAGCTACGAGCTAGGCATGTTCAAGCAGTCGGTCGATCTTCGAGCCGCAACTGCCAGGGGCGCGGTGATCCTCGACGCATGGATTTCCTCGCTAACTGTCACCCTCGGGCATACCCGGCACACCGTCACGATTGCGATGGCAAACAGCGACAGCGTCTGGCGTGTGTCCAACTCGCACTTTGGTGATCACAACCCCTTGTCGAGCTGCCGTTCCGTGGTGGAGGTGAAGCTATCGTTTTCGGTCCGCTTCGACGGTGAGCAGGACTTGCGAGCGCTCGACATCACGGTGGATCAGCGCGGTTCGTGCAATCTGTTGAACCTGCCTGATCCGCGATTGCGCCAATGTGGTGAAGATATCCTGACTTCGCTGGGCGTGATGAAGCGCGTCGAACCAGCGAAGATCGGTGCCGACCTTGCTCTGTTCCGCGCCGAGATGAAGCTGCTTGACCTTGCGGGCCATGAGGTCGATGGCCATCTGCTGGCGGTACTTGGACTGACCGCCGCCGATCTGGTAAGCAAAGGCCTGCTCAAGCAAAAGGCTCCGGGCGACTACATCACCGTCCCCGTCGAGGATGACGATGGCCAACAGGGGTTCCGCCGGCTGAAGGTCAGCTTCAACAGCACAAGCACTTCGGCGACGGATGACGTCAGTGGCAACCGCTACGAGCTGACCGAAGGCGATCTCTGCCGCTACGAGATCAGCAAGGGTTACTTGCGTGAACGGCTCGACGAACTGCTCCGGTCACAGCTGATCGACATCCCGTTGACTGAGGATGACGAGGAGCCCTATGTGCTCGGCAACTACAGGATGGGCGATCAGCGAATTCCGGTGGCGCTGGTGTCCCGGCTATGGGAGTTCAAGCACGCCGACAAACTGGACACGAAGCTACGGCAGTCGAACTTGGGCCTCACGATCGTGTTATCGACGACGGTTGGTCAGCCGCGTCGCTACCTCGGGCCCGGCATAGTCGTTTCGCTGGATGCGCTTGCCAAGGACGCCAACGGGAAGGTGTCGATTGACCTTGCGCCGATCGAAGCCGAAATCCGTCGTCGTCAAACCGAGGCCACGACAACTGACATCCCGCGCCTGATCAAGGATGACGCGCGCAGCGGCACGCTGCAAGGGCCGTGGCCAGACCCGTGGACGTTGACCAAAAAGGACTGGCTCGACGTGGTCGAAGTCTTCGTCAACGGCTGGGCATCTGGACGGCGCAAATGGACAAAGGCGCAGATCGAGTCTACGTCGGGCGTCTCGTTCCGCACGATGGCCGAATTGTTTCGTGGCGCACCTGAATGGCAGACGTACTTTCGTGGCGCCGATGGCAACGACAAGCCCCGTGTATGGGAGCTGAACATCGGCAAGCCCGACTATTTGGGTACTGCACAGGCAACCGGCGACGAGCCCGCGGAATCGGAAGCTACTTGAAAAACAGCCGCTTGTAATTTCTGCGTGATTTCTGCGGGAAGGCTGCGAAATATCGCAAGCCCTGCTGCAAGAAAGTAGGAGCACCCCAACAAAAGGAGTGCTCCAAATGCAAAACCACGCCCCACCTGTTCAAACCAGCCGTAATCTGGTCCGGCGCCTCCCTGATAGTGCCACCCGCATCGCACTCGACGAGAACGAGCTCGCTGCCCGCTGGGGGCTCTCCGTCAAAACCCTGCGCCGCTGGCGCCAAGAGCATCTTGGTCCCGTCTTCTGCAAGCTCGGCGCCCGGGTCACCTACCTGATCGCCGAAGTTGAGGCCTTCGAGCGCCGCGTCTCGCGGTATTCGACCTCTGCTCGTGCGTACCAGTGAGGGGAATGGTCATGACCGACATTACCATTTTCCCCGACAGGCTGACCGCGATGACGGAGGCCGACCTGGCAGCTTTGCCTGCTGAGCAGCTGCGCGAAATTCATTTCAATCTCGCGCAGCTGGTCGAATGGGTCAAGAAAGCTCAGGCCAAGACCCACAATGCAATGAAGCGTCGGTACGCCGAGCAAGAGCGAGCCGCGCGCTCTGAAGCTGGCAAGGACTTCGGCACCGTCCATTTCCAGGACGGCCCGATCCGCGTCACGGTCGACACGCCAAAGCGCGTCTCCTGGGATCAGGCCCAACTGGCCGAGATGGCCAAGCGCATTGCCGCCAGCGGCGATCGCATCGAGGACTACCTGGACGTCGAGTTCAGCGTCCCGGAATCCCGCTTCACCAACTGGCCTACGGCGCTACGCGATCAGTTCGCCGCCGCCCGCACCGTCAAACCCGGCAAGGCCTCCTATGACCTGACCGCCGACTCCGAGGACTGAATCATGAAATTTCTCAACAAGCTTGTGCTGCGCAAACGCGTCGGCTCTTTTTATGCGGATCACCTGCCCAGCGATCTCCGCTATCGCAACCGCGCCGGTGAAGAGGTTTCCGTCCCCATTGAGAACGCAACCGTCGATGAGTTGGCGTTTGCCCTCCAACTGGCATCCGAGGAGCAGTCGATCGTCAGCCGTCGGCGCTCGGCGATCGAGGACCTGTACCAGAACGCCCGCAAGTCCGGTGCGCTCGGCGCGGATCGGCTGACCGACATCGCGTGGAAGGAATGACCATGAGCACCCTCATACCCTTCCAGTTCGAATCGCACGCGCTGCGCGTGCAGGTTGATGAAGTCGGCCAGCCGTGGTTCAACGCCAGCGATGCCTGTGCGGCTTTGGACCTCGGTAACCCACGGCAAGCGCTCGACAGCCATGTGGATGCAGAGGACGTCCAGAAAATGGACACCCTCACCCCGGGCGGACGCCAGAGGCAGAACCACGTCAACGAGTCCGGCCTGTACGCGCTGATCCTCGGCAGTACCAAGGAAGCCGCAAAGCGATTCAAGCGCTGGGTCACCAGCGAAGTTCTCCCTTCGATCCGCAAGACTGGCGCCTACTCAGCGACCCCGGTGGCTGCCTTGCAGGCCCCGACCCACGACCGTGTGTCCTCCCTGCTGTTGATCGGCGACGCCGTGGCCAAGGTGCCCGGAGTCAAGGCCGGCATCGCCATGGCGGCCACGCTCACCTGCATTCAGGAAAACACCGGGCTAGTCATCGAGACGCTACGCCGTGCGCTGCCGGCGGCCAATGAGCCGACCTGCTCCCACAACGCGACCCAGTTGGGAAAGCTGGCCGGATCATCTGCCAAGGTCACCAACCAGCGCCTCGCAACCCTCGGATTCCAGTTCCGCAACGAGCGCGACGAGTGGGAACTCACCGACGCCGGCAAGGCGTGGGCTGAGGCCATGCCGTTCTCGCGTAACGGCCACAGCGGATACCAGATTCTATGGAATCCGGCGGTCGTCGAGCAGCTTAGGGAGGTGGCGTGATGGCACTTCCGATCATTACCGCTGACCAGCGCCTTCGCGAGAAGAAGGGTGTGAAGCTCGTGCTGCTCGGCAAGAGCGGCATCGGCAAGACCACCCAGCTCAAGACGCTGCCTGAGACGACCACACTCTTCGTCGATCTCGAAGCCGGCGATCTTGCGGTCAAGGACTGGCGTGGCGACTGCGTGCGCCCGGCCACCTGGCCCGAGTTCCGCGACCTGGTGGTGTTCCTGGCCGGACCCAATCTGGCACTGCCGCCCGAGTCACCGTATTCGGAGGCGCACTACCAGCATGTCTGCGAGCGCTATGGCGATCCTGCTCAGCTTGCCAAGTACGACACCTACTTCGTCGACAGCATCACGGTCCTTGCACGCCTGGCGCTGATCTGGGCCAAGGCCCAGCCACAAGCCATGTCCGAGCGCACTGGCAAGCCAGACACGCGCGGTGCCTACGGCCTGCTGGGCACCGAGATGCTGGGCGCGCTCATGCACCTGCAGCATGCCCGCGGCAAGCACGTCGTGTTCGTCTCGATCCTCGACGAGCGTATGGACGACTTCAACCGCAAGGTTTTCGTGCCGCAGATCGAAGGCGCGAAGACGTCGGCTGAGTTGCCCGGCAT